GTATCCTTTTTCAAGATCCGCAACATCTATTTTTTCCGCCTTAATATTTGCGAAGTATGCTGGGTATTCTTTTTGAAGCGCAAGTAAAGCGCGCGTTCTTTCGTCCTTGCTTGCTGCTTCGTTTTTCGCCACCGCAATTAATGCGTTTACTTTTCCCAATTCTTCGCCCGCTAATTCGTTGCCTCGCTGCCTTATTTCTGCTTCGGTTTTTTTGGCTGCATTCAATAAATTATATTCGCTCCGCAAATCGTTTAAAGATTCGGTAACGGAGTTATAAACTTGAACTATTGCGGCAATTGCTATAATAGCGCCAGCGCTTGCAAATATTTTTTGAGCGGCGTTTAGCTCTACAAATGCAACTATTGTTTTAGAAATCTTTTTAATTATAAACTCTAATCCCCCTCCTATTGCCCTTAATCCTGTAACAACCGCAACTCCTCCGGAATAAAACAATTGCATAACTTTAATAGCCGGCCCGATTGCTGCGGCATACAATGCGTAGTTTAAAATACTTTTTTTTGTTTCCGGATCAAGCAGTCGAAAGTAAGTAGCAAGCATACTAAGCGTTTCACCAAATTTATCTGCAACATCATTAATACTATAAACCTTGTTTATTTCGTTTCCAATTGTCGCAAAAAACTGCTTTAACGCGCTTTGCGCATTGTTTACCGCGTTCGCAATTCCACCTTGCACGCGTTCGGTCTTCATTAATCCCTGAGTAAGCCTATCAATAAAATCATCTACCGAAACTCCGGCTGCGTTTAATCCTTCGGCCGTTGCAGTTCCGAAAGTGTCTTTCATTGTCTTAGCCAATCCAGGCATATTTTCAAGAATGATACTTAAATCCTCTTGCAAAATTTTGCCCTTAGATGACATTTGTGCGAACTGTTTAGTTACGCCATCTAATTGATCTGCTGTACCTCCTGAAGCCGCTAATGCGTTTGCAAGCTCTATAATTGTACTCCGTGCGCGCTCGGCTGAAAATCCTACCGACTGCAAACGAATGGAGCCTTTAACAGCTTGCTCTAAATCAATGCCGGGCGCAAGTGCGACTTGTCTTAATTTTTCAAGTTCTGCGGTCGCTTGCTCTGTTGAATAGCCTGCATTGCGCATTGTAGTTGTCAATGCTTTTTCAAGCGATTCAAAATCGCCGGCGGCCTTAATTGCGGCGGCTCCTACTCCAATTAAAGGCAATGTTATTGACATCGACATATCGTCGGCAATAGATCGGAGCTTTTCAGATGTTTGCATCATCCTACGCTCCACCTGCCTCATAGAGCGGTCAAACTCTCGGAAATAAACCGCTATTCGTACATTTAAGTCGCTAACTGCCATTAGTTTACAATTCTTTTTGTGTTTGCTTCAAACATTGCGAGCATTAACTCAGCTTGTTTTTTTAACTCCGCCTCCGTTACCTGTATGCCTTTAAACTTACTTTCTTCCCATCCGAAGCGGCCTAAATCGGTGGGCTTAATACGCTTTTTGCCTGTGTGCGGTAAAATAGCCCAATATCCAATTTGACGCGCTTGAATCCAAGATTCCTTCATTTGATCGTTTTTCGCCTTGACCATTGATGTAAAATAGCGCGGCGAAGTATTGTAAAAATCATCCTCCGACAAGCCAACCCAAGCCGCCGTTTGTTCAAGCGACTCCCAATCCGTTAGGCTGTCGGTTGCGGCTCCCCCAATTGCGCCTCATCTCCTTTCGCCTTCGGCATTGACTCGGCAAAAAGCTCCATTATTTTAGCGATTGTCTCTCCGGTAAGCCAGTCAGCAACATCTTCCACCGATCCGGCAAAAGGCTTTTTTGTTGCTTTGCTGCCGTTCAAAAATCCTGAAAATGCAAGATCGGCAATAAAGCTAATCTTAATTTCTGCCTCACCGCCTTGAATGGACTCCGAAAAATCCCGTAAGGCCGTGCGACCCGTTAATTTCTCATAGTGGTAAAGTGCGCCAAATCCGAATTTGATAGGCGTTTGTTGTCCGTTAAAATCTAAATAATTGACCATAGTTCAAAAAAAGAAATAAGGCCCGACATAAGCCGGGCCAAGCATTAAGGATTTGTTGTTTCAGAAAGTGCGCCTGTTCCTACAAAAGTAAAGTCGTAGGTTACATTTTCGTCCACTCCGGATGAAGACGCGCTTAGGCTTGTGAGCATACCAGTACCGGAGTAGATCTTGTCGCCCGATACGGTTGTACCCCATTTGATTGTAGCCGTTGTGCCGCCATTTATCAAGGCGTACAAGTCATCAAAAGTGTAGGTGCTATCCCAAGCGAACATAGCACTACCGGACATTTCCCACGACAACCGGCCGGGCAATTGACTGCCCCAAGAGTCGGTATCTTTGCAAGTGGTGTCGCGAGGCGACATTGAGATGTTCAAATTGGCATCTACGAGGCAAGTAATGGTCGCGGCTCCGACTTGTATTACTGCCAAACGGGAATTTAAAACGCCTGTTGTTGGCATAATGGAATTTATTTAGAACGTGAAAAGGATTTGGGCGGTGTAGGTATTGTTATTTCGTCAGCGATTGACGGCTCGAACGTTTCAAGGGCAGCGGCTTGCTCTTCGGTCAAAGGCGTACAAGCGTTACCCGCTAACGCGTTTTTTCGACAAAGTGTAAAGTCTGCAATCGGTTTTATAATACCCTGCTCTAACAGTGCCTTTGCGTCTGCCCCTAAACGAACGCAATAACCAGACAAATAAACTTTGCCGCCGGCCGACTGATCTACCCATTGTTTGATAAATTGGTATCTGTCCATTATTTTTTTAATTGAATAGCGTTTAAGCGTTCTTGCATTTTAGCGACCTCAACGGCCAAATCTTTCCGCTCTCGATCACAATTAACCAAAAGCGCGTTTAAGTCTTCGATTTTAGATTCCAACTTTTTTTCAGTAGATCCCCACATGTTGAAAAAGAACCAAGTAGAGCCAACGAAAAATATTACTGAAAGTCCTTGATCTTTTAGTTTAGCTGCGAAGAGGTCGTATAGTTGTTGCATTTGTTTATGTGGGTATTTGTCTTAAAATCTTTTTTTCGGTCGCTTAAAATTGTCCTCAATCCACGTAAAGCAAACCATGCCAGCCATAAATCCAAAACCGGCGAAAATTCCAAAAAGTGCGTACTTTAAAAATTCAATCATCGCTTTACAACCGTTGCGGGCCGAATAACATAATCCGTACCCAATGAATACCAGTTGTTTCCATTTTGAAAAAACTCAATAAAGCCTTCACTATCCCACTCTGTAAGGCGAAGGTAGCCCGGTGAATAGTAGGCGCGCTTCCAAGTGCCGGTCGCCTTTGTAAACGACCATTGCAATCGGTCTAAACCTTGCACTTTAACTATGCGAAAAAATATAGTCGTTTGTTGGGTATAACCTTTGAGCGCCCACGTTTGAAGCGTTAGTTCTTTTTGTCCGGTGGTATCGAACAAAATTACTCCGTAAGCGCTTTCTATTTGGTTGCCATCTCGAATCATCCCGCCAATCTCCGCCCGGTATTTTTGCACCACCCGCATATCTGCTACCCGCCTGCCTATTTCCTGCGCTGACAACTGCCTAAGCGCTTGCACCTGCTGTACTGTATCCGTGATAGGTACGTCTGTTTGAGTGCGCTTACCGGTGTCATCAATCGTCAAATGCGTAAGGTATAAGCCCTGCGCTGTTGGTGTGATGAAGGTTGTATCTGTAATTATTGTTTGCGCTTGCATTTGTAGCGCTGTTAGGAGTAAGGTAAATATTAGTGTATTTTTCATTGTATGTTTGTTTTTTTTTAGTGAAGGTCTACCCAAACGCCTGATGCCCTGACTTGCAGTTTATTGTCTGTGGTGTTGTAAATTACAAGGCCATCGGCTGGTGTTGTTATTGCGTTGCGTTGGGTGGTGGTCATTCTTGGAAAAAGAACACCTTGCGTTGTGCTGTTAATTTCTAAAGCTCCTGAACCGTTAGGGCTTGCAGTTCCTATTGACACTATTCCATCATTACGAACCATTAAGGCATTATTATTGCCCGCACTGTTGTGAAATTGCGCTGTCCAGGTGGTTGAGGTGGAGCCAGAGCCGACTACGTGAAGGCGGGCAGCCGGTGCTACTTGTGTACCTAAAGTTAATGAACCTCCTAACCAAGTTTGGTTGGTTGTTGAGTTTCCAAGTACTGTTGTGTTTGAGCCAAGACCCCTACCTCCTTTAGCAATTACAATTTGATTTGTTTGATTAGTTCCTAAATTTCTTGCATCTTGTCCAATTAAAATTGAATTATTTATAAGAGTGTCAATAGTTGTCCCTGTTAGTCCTACGTATCTACCTGCATCTACTCCTATTAATACATTAGACGATCCTGTTTTATTATTAGATCCGGCATCAGACCCTAAAAAAAAGTTATATTCTCCTGTTGTATTACTGTAACCAGCTCTATATCCAGTAAATAAATTTAGTCTTCCTGATGAATTAAAGTAGCCAGCATCAACCCCAATAAAAATATTATAACTATTAGTATTAACATAACCAGATCCAGAACCTATAAATAAATTATAACTTCCCGTAATATTATTAAACCCAGCGTTCCTGCCTAAAAAAGTATTATTTAGTCCTGTTGTATTATTAGCTCCTGCTGATGTTCCTACAAATAAATTATTAGTAGCAGTATTTTTTTCACCGGCAGATGCTCCAATCATTACATTAGAAATTGCTGTAGTATTTGCTTTGCCAGCGTTATAACCTATAAAAGTATTAAAAGCTCCAGTGGTATTTGTAAAGCCTGCATCTCTACCTATAAAAGTATTGTAATTATTTGATAAATCGTCGTTTTGACCTGCGCCTATTCCTAAAAAGACACTATTTCCTATATTAATTTGATTAATCCTTCCAGATACACTAAGAGTTGCACTTGGACTTGCTGTGCCAATCCCCAGACTTCCTGTTGTTGCATTCCAAAATACTCCACTAGTATCAAGAGTAGATGATGTATTATATTGAGGTAAATAACCCGCAACGCCATTGCCTGTCAAGTCGCTCGATGGATCGGTGTCAACTGTAACGGTGCCGCCTCCATTACTCAAAGTTAAAGTGTTGGTTCCGGTGGATAGCGTTTGCAGCTCGTTGGTACTACTTGGATCTGCTGGAGTTTGATTTGACCAAACTCCCGTTACGCTGTTATAAATTAGCGTTTGACCTGTAGTCGGGCTTGTTAGTTGTACGTCGTTTATTTGGTTCAGATCGGGAAAGTGGGAAGGCCTTACAAATATGGTTCCATTATTGCCCGCATTCAACACAATAGCAATAGGAACCTTTAAGTTAGGCGCAGTTGGTAGCACCTTTGTTAAGCATCCGGGAGTCGTAGCGCTGCAGTAAAGTACGTCATTATCTGCCCACGTTTCACCGCAACTCGCACCGGTTGTATTTAGGCCGCGATCTTTACCAAAGTGATAAACCAAGCCATCCGAACCGTTAGAAATATCCATCGCAGCAGTGCCTAAAATATACTCACTGTTTACAGATCCATCGGCAATAGCTGGAGCGATTAAGATACGACCCGATGCACCCAAAGCACCAACTGCCATTACAACTGTGCCGCGTGTGATAGTTGTTCCTGTTTGGTTGTGGCAATTAAAAAAAACATGCTCAAACATTTGGCCGGTCACGCTGCCAGCATTTAGGACAACATCAATAGTGCCTTCATTTGCATCCCACGTGAGTCGGCCTGCTTCGCCATCGGTGGCGCTGCCTGTGCGAAATCTTAGCGTATAAAGACTGTCAAGAATGATGCTATCATTTTGTATTCGGATGCCTTTGCCCGCGTAGTAGGTTGTCCCTTCATTAATCCAAACCCAAGCGGAGCCAGTCCAGTAGTAAAGTTCCGGATTTGTGCAGTTATTAATAACAACCTTACTATCGCCTTTTGTGGGCGTGTAGGCCGGCGCGCTGCATCCTGCAATTTCTTCAATAGTGTTTCCAAGTAGCTGCCATCCGCCGGGCGTGTTGTAGTGGTACCATTTGCCGGTTATGGTGTCAATAGCCACTCGCGAAGTTCGAGCGGGAGGCGTAAATGAAGGCGCGCCATTCGTATAGCTGATGCCAGCGCCGTATGCAATGTTATTTTGTGCGGAAATTTGCGGTAAACTGCAAAAAAGCGCTGCAATTATTAATATATATCTCATCCAAATACAATTTTTAAAATTCCGTATGGTAGGCCGTAAAAATTATTGGCAGTCAAAAAGTAAAGGTCGCCAACATTCAAACCTGATGCGAGCGCGTCGGCGTCTGAATCGAAAAAGCGTACTTTGATTGATGGAAGTGGGCCGTCCGGATTAACTATCATTATTCTATCATTTTAACGACCCCGTAAGGAAGGCCGTAGTAGTTATTGATTGATAAAAAGTAAAGATCGCCGGATTGCATACCGGCCGCGAGTGCGTCGGCGTCGTGAGTGAAAAAACGACCGTACACGGGCAATGGCGGGCCGACTGCGTTTTGCCGGTTGACTCGGATTGTGTATTGCGCAATGTGGCAATGGTACCCCGAATCGTTGTCATAAATTTGGCGTACTTGTTCGTATCTAATGCCGTCTATACTTGTTAATTCAAGTTGGAAAGTAACATCACGCCGAAAAAAGTCTATTGCCTGTCTAAACGCCTCTTCCGCTTGGCGCGCTTCATCAAATGTCGTCCCCCAAATTGCAACCTCCGTTAAAACATTATCTACCCAACTTGCAGCGCTTTTGTTATGCGCTGGATTGGAGCCTACTACCGTAACAACAGCAAAAGGAAGGGCCGCGTTTTGAGGAGCCACGACCGGATAAACGCGCGTACCAAAGATGGCAAACGCGTCGGTGTTATCTGCTATTATTTTTCGGATTGGGCCTTGAACGTTCATTATACTTTTTTTAGGC